AAAAGTTTATTGATTATAATATTCGAGATGTGGAACTTGTAGACCAATTAGAAGATAAGATGAAACTTATCGAACTATGTTTTACAATGGCATATGATGCCAAAGTTAATTTTAACGATGTGTTTTTTCAAGTGAGAACTTGGGACGCAATCATTTATAACTATTTGAAGAAGAGAAATATTGTTATTCCACCTAAAGACCGTTCAGAAAAGAGTGATAAATTTGCGGGGGCATATGTCAAGGAACCGATTCCTGGGAAGTATGATTGGGTTGTATCTTTTGACCTTAATTCTCTTTATCCTCATCTCATTATGCAATACAACATTTCTCCAGAAACACTCTTGGAAGAAAGACATCCCAGCGCAACTGTTGAAAGGATATTGAATCGAAAAGTTGAATTTGGTGATTATAAAGATTATGCGATATGCCCGAATGGTGCGATGTATCGTAAAGACGTTCGTGGGTTTCTTCCAGAACTAATGGAGAAAATGTATAACGACCGTGTAATCTTTAAGAAAAAGATGTTGATTGCGAAACAGCAATATGAAAAAACTAAGACAAAAGAATTAGAAAAAGAAATTGCAAGATGCAATAATATCCAAATGGCAAAAAAGATTTCTCTTAATAGTGCTTATGGTGCTATTGGAAATCAATATTTTAGATATTATAAACTAGCAAATGCCGAAGCAATCACAATGTCAGGACAAGTTTCCATTCGTTGGATTGAAGGTAAAATGAATTCTTACTTAAACAAAATTCTTAAAACAAATGATGTTGATTATGTTATTGCTTCAGATACTGATTCTATCTACCTTAATATGGGTCCTTTTGTCGAGACTGTATACAAAGGAAGAGAAAAAACTACTGAGGAAGTTGTTGGGTTCCTTGATAAGGTCTGTTCGATGGAATTTGAAAAATATATTGAGAGTTCTTATCAAGAACTGGCGGACTATGTGAATGCATACGACCAGAAGATGCAGATGAAACGGGAGAATATTGCCGACCGTGGAATCTGGACTGCCAAGAAACGATATATTCTTAATGTTTGGGATAGTGAAGGTGTTCGTTATGATGAACCTAAATTAAAGATTATGGGACTGGAAGCAGTCAAATCTTCTACTCCTGCTCCTTGTCGTCAAAAGATTAAGGATGCTCTTAAAATTGTGATGACTAAAACAGAAGACGAAATGATTTCTTTTATAGATAATTTCCGTAAAGCATTTAATAAACTTCCTCCAGAAGAAATTTCATTTCCACGTTCAATTAATGACGTAGATAAACATAAATCTTCATCAACTCTTTATAGTAAAGGAACTCCAATTCACGCAAGAGGGGCACTTCTTTATAATCATCTAATTAAAGACAAGAAGTTGGATAAGAAGTATGCAAAAATTCAAAATGGTGAGAAGATTAAATTTTGTTATTTGAAACTTCCAAATCCAATTCACGAAAACGTAATTTCTTATATTCAAGAATTTCCAAAGGAATTTGGACTAGACAAATACATTGATTATGACCTACAATTCAGTAAAGCATTTTTGGAACCAATGAAAGTAATTTTGGATGCAATTGACTGGAAAGTAGAAAAAACTGTAAACTTAGAATCATTTTTTAACTAATGGACTTTTTAAAAGATATTGTAAAAGAGATTGGAGGTGAGTATACGCAACTTGCTTCCGACATTGATGAGACTGAAACTTATGTTGACACGGGTTCGTACATCTTTAATGCACTGGTTTCAGGTAGTATTTTTGGTGGTGTATCTGGGAATAAGATTACTGCTATTGCTGGAGAGTCTTCTACTGGAAAGACTTTCTTCTCTCTCGCTGTGGTTAAGAATTTTCTTGACAATCACCCCGATGGTTATTGTCTCTATTTTGATACTGAGGCTGCTGTAAGTAAGTCGTTACTTCAAGGTCGTGGTCTTGATATTAATAGAATTGTTGTAGTTAATGTTGTTACTATTGAAGAGTTTAGAAGTAAAGCACTTAAGGCAGTAGATTTATATCTAAAGAAAAAAGAAGGTGAACGTAAACCTTGTATGTTTGTTCTTGATTCTTTGGGAATGCTTTCTACTGAGAAAGAAATTGAAGATGCACTAAATGATAAACAAGTTAGAGATATGACTAAATCTCAACTTGTGAAAGGTGCATTTAGAATGCTTACTCTTAAACTGGGACAAGCAAAGATTCCTATGATTGTGACTAATCACACATACGATGTTGTAGGATCGTATGTTCCTACAAAAGAAATGAGTGGTGGCAGTGGTCTTAAATATGCAGCATCTTCTATCATCTATCTTTCTAAAAAGAAAGAAAAGGATGGGACCGAAGTTGTTGGGAATATTATTAAATGTAAGACACAAAAGTCTCGTTTAAGTAAAGAAAACAAAGAAGTGGAGGTACGTTTGTTTTATGATCAACGTGGTCTTGATAAGTATTATGGTCTTCTTGATCTTGCTGAAAGGTGTGAGATCTTTAAAAAGGTGGGAACTCGTTATGATGTTGGAGATGGCACAACTCAATTTGGAAAAACTATTAATGAAAATCCAGAGAAATATTTCACACCAGAAATAATGCAGGCACTAGACGAAGCAGCAAAGAAAGAATTTTCTTATGGATGATGAAAAATATTCGAGTTATAAAAACTGGAATTGATGTATCTAAAATTTTAGAACAATTAAAACAATATCCAGAAGATTGGGGTTCACAAAAAAATATTAAAGATAAAAAAATAGAACAACTTGACCCAACAAAATATACTGTTACAGTTGATGTTCTTCAATTGATAATTGGTGGAATAGAAAAGGAAGGTCAATATGTTGGTGATACTGAAATATGCATTCAAACACCTGCATATAAAAAGCACACAGAAGTTCTTAAATTTTTAAATACATATTTTAAAAAAATACGTCGTTGTGCTTTTCTTGCATTACCTGTTGGTGAAATTGTTGGAACACATATTGATGAAGGAACTTATTATCTTACAAAGGATAGATATCATCTTTCTATTCAGGGAAAATACAAGTATACTGTTGGAGATGAAACTATGATTGTTGAACCTGGAACTTTTTTCTGGTTTAATAATAAACTTCCCCATAGTGCTGAAAATATCGGTGATGAAGTTAGAATTACTTTTGTATTTGATGCTCCACACCACAAAAGAAATCCATAGTTAGAGGAGTAATGGAAAAAGTCGAAACTACAATTCTTAGAAGTCTCTTATTTAATAATGATTATTGTAGAAAGGTATTGCCTTTTATTAAAAATGAATATTTCGAGAATCTTCACGAGAAAGTAGTTTTCGAGGAGATTTGTAAATTTATTGTTGCTTACGAACAATTAGCAACGAAAGAAGTTCTTTTAATCGAAACGGAAAAAAGAACTGATATTACAGAAGATACTTATAAAATTATTTGTGAGTATATTTCTAAACTTGATGATGCACCAGCAGATAAACAATGGTTAGTAGATACTACTGAGAAATGGTGTAAAGACCGAGCAATTTATCTTGCTCTTATGGAAAGCATTAAAATTGCTGACGGACAAGATGAAAAGAAGTCAAGAGATTCCATTCCAGCAATTTTACAAGAAGCACTTGCCATTGGATTTGATAGCCACATTGGACACGATTACCTAAAAGATTACCAAGAACGATATGACTCTTATCACCGAAAAGAAGACAGGATTGAATTTGATCTTGAATATTTTAACAAAATTACCAAAGGTGGTATCCCTAACAAAACTCTTAACATCGCACTTGCTGGTACGGGTGTCGGGAAATCTTTATTCATGTGCCATGTGGCTAGCTCCGTCTTGCTCCAAGGACGGAACGTATTGTACATTACGCTTGAAATGGCAGAAGAGAAAATTGCTGAACGAATTGACGCAAATCTTTTGAATGTAAATATCAAAGATATTGAGACATTACCAAAAATGATGTTTGATACAAAAATAAATAACATTGCGAAGAAGACACAAGGAACTCTAATTATTAAAGAGTACCCAACTGCTTCCGCACACGCAGGACATTTTAGAGCACTTTTAAATGAACTCTCTCTTAAGAAATCATTTAAACCTGATATTATTTTTATTGACTACCTTAATATTTGTGGGTCCTCAAGATATAAGAGTAATTTTTCAGTTAATTCTTATTCGTATGTCAAAGCAATTGCAGAGG